GTCGATTAATGTTTCCGCCAGAGGCAAGGTGTTGGATGTCGCCCATGTAGAGAATTTGGAAGATAGCATCCTCATCGCAGCAGAAAACGACTCGAGCTACGACGGCATTCATGACGGTTTTCCAACAATCGTTAATCCCAAAGGGCACCTTCAAGTTCAATACTATCACCACGGAATCGCCGCAATGTTCCGACTGGGCTATAAGCCTTACTGCACTTACAGTGATGAGAACGATTTTGGAAAGATCGTGATCGATGCAGGGATGGATAACGTTACCGGCAGACCAAGAAAGCCTCTCAACAAGTCAACCGCGCCAGGGTATCTGAGAGATACATATTCAGACTGGCTCAAAGAAGCAGGCATAAAAGGTCGGCTGACAAAAGATAATGCGGACCAAGTAGTTGATACAATCCGAAATTATAGCACCGACAGAAACCCAAATTGTGGTCAAGACTTTCCATTGAAAAACAGTAGTATCAAGAAAATTCTTCTTAACGTTGCGGATCATAAAGCAAGAAGCAAGAATGGCTTCATTGATGTCGACTCCACGACGCTCCAAGGTACGATTGGCTCCATGATTGATGATGGCTCTTACCCGTTGGGTTCTTTATCTTCCAAGATCGCAAGAAATGCAGACGGTGAAGTGCTAATGAGTGTCCCAAACAAGAAAGTCTTAAAAGGAGGTTTCAGCGAGGAAGCTAAGAAAAACACCGACGACAAAGCCTACCATGTTGTGATCCCATCCAGCGGCATGGGCTCTAAGGGTTCTCAATACACTCAAAACAAATTTAAAGCCCCAAAAGCAACAATTGTCCCCATTTATCACAACAACACTTTCGATAAAAAAGGTGAAGATCTTCTTGTTTCGCTTTATGATAATCTTGTGCAGGAACGCTATGACGACGGTCTTGAATGGAGGAGTACATCAGCCCGTATAAAGATTGACGGCAAAGAACCTTATGGTCCTATTCTTTTTGCACAACAGGCACTACCTGCAACTGCTCAAGCAGCGGGATATCCTGACGAAAAACCTTTGATGACTTGGGAAGATGTCTGCAAGTGTTACGACATTCTACTCACCAAAAAGAAAAAAGAACTCAAAGCTACTCAGGACGCTATCGCCAAGAAGCAATCTGAGTCTTCAAAGATATCTGCACTAACATTACACTAATAATCACTTGACACAAGTGTGATCCCGTGATATAATAATAACATAACCACCAGCATTAGGGGATATTTGCCCTAATGACTATAACAGGAGAAAAATAATATGGCTATTGATATGAGCAAAATGCGTGACCGCTTAAACACGCTTCAAACAAAAGGTAACGGCGGTGGACAATCCGCTTTCTGGCGTCCAAGTGATGGAAGTCAGACAATTCGAATTGTCGCCCCAAAAGATGGTGATCCCTTCAAGGATTACTTTTTCCACTACAATGTTGGCAACAACTCAGGCTTTTTGTGCCCAAAGAAGAACTTTGGCGAAGAGTGTGCGGTGTGTGACTTCGCTCGCAAGCTTTACAAGGCTGGCGACGACGAAAGCGTAAAGATGGCAAAAGAGCTTACAGCTCGCCAACGCTTCTTCTCACCAGTTTTGGTGCGAGGCGAAGAAAACCTGGGCGTCAAGATGTGGGGTTATGGCAAAATGGCTTACGAGACATTGCTCAACCTCGTGTTGAATCCAGAATATGGAGACATCACAGACATTGAAGCTGGTACTGACTTGGACTTGCAATATGGCAAAGCTCCCGGTCAATCATTTCCACAAACCAAGTTGACGCCAAAGCGTTCCACCTCTACGGTGTGCGTTGAATCGACTCCAGAGGCTTGCAAGGAAATCCTTGATAGTATTCCTGAGTTAGATACTCTTTTCGAGAAGAAGAGTTCTTCTGACGTACAGGCATGTTTGGATGAGTATCTTTCTGATGACTCATCTGCAGAGTCGTCTTCTAACGAAACGACAAAGTTTGCTGCAAATGCTGACGCAGCATCGAGTGTTGACAAGTCCTTTAATGACTTGTTGAATGCTTAAAATTAGCACAACCTTAGCGACGGGCACCAGCTGCCCGTCGTTTTTTAACTTTATAATGGAGGTGCCCCTTGGCAACAAATAAGAATAACGAAAAATCAAAACTAGGCATCAAGGGACTCGCCGCCGTCCTCAATAAAAAGAGCGGAATGAACGTAGCCCACACAATGGGAGATGATAACCCATCGGAAGTTACCGATTGGATTCCCACTAACTGCACATGGCTTGACGGCATCATTTGTCGCGGCAAGATGGCTGGAATCCCCGTAGGACGAATTACTGAAATCGCCGGACTGGAAGGTTCAGGCAAATCTTATATGGCAGCACAAATAGCTGCAAGCGCCACTCAAAAGGGATTTCAAGTTCTCTATTTTGATTCAGAGGCGGCTTTAGACTTTAGCTTTTTAAGACAAGCAGGTGTTGATGAATCTCTCTTCCTGCGCGTAACACCACAATCCGTCGAAGACATGTTCGAGACAATTGAACTAACTCTTTCGCAGGGAGAGGAAAACACTGTATTTATCTGGGACAGTTTGGCTAATACACCAACAAAGTCAGACAATTCAGGAACTTTTAACCCTCAAGAGACAATGGCTCTCAAAGCTCGAATCATCTCCAAGGCAATGCAAATGTTGACTACTCCGCTAAATGAGTCTAACAGTACGTTCTTGGTTTTGAATCAATTAAAGACTCACATCCCGCGTCCAGGAGATCACATTTCCGCCATGATCGACCCTTGGGTCACACCCGGCGGCAAATCTATGCAATATGCCTCTTCTTTAAGAATCTATCTTACGGGAAGAAAAGCAAAAGCTTCTTACATCCTTGACGACAACGGCTACCGCATCGGCTCGGAAGTCAAAGCACGAATTAAAAAGTCTCGCTTTGCATCCGAAGGTCGAGAGTGTGTCTTCAAGATCCTTTGGGGCGATGAAGTTCGTATTCAAAACGATGAAAGCATTTTTGAGGCAATCAAGGGCTGCGACCGCCTAAAGAACGCCGGCGCATGGTTTACGCTGATCCACTCTGACGGCACTGAAGAAAAGTTTCAGTCCAAGATGTGGCTTGATAAAATGCAAGATGAAAAGTTCCGCACATCAGCAATGGAGATCTTTGAAGAAGAGATCGTCCTCAAATTCGAAAAAAGAGAAGGTTCAGCTTCAGATTTTTACGATTTAGACGGCGAGCTACAGACCCAAAACAAAGAAGAGAACCAATAGCGGAGTACCTCATGGAAGAACAAGAAAGAATATTAATAGTAGATGGCTTGAACATCTATGTGCGTAACTATATCGCCAACCCGAGCGTATCAACCAACGGCAACCCCATTGGAGGGTGCCAAGGGTTTTTATCGTCATTACAGAAGATTGCCAGAGACACCAAGCCTGACAAGATCGTCGTCGTGTGGGATGGTCACGGCGGCTCAGCTCGAAAGAGAAAGCTCTGCCCAGGATACAAGGGTGGTCGAAAGCCAATCAGACTCAATAGGATGGTACACAATCTCACTGAAAATCAGGAGAGGGCAAATAGAAATTGGCAGTATGAGAATACACTAGACTACCTCGACTTGATGCCTGTCCACCAGATCCGCATAGCCGGCTTCGAGGCAGATGACATCATCGCATATGTCGCAGCAATGCCAGAGTTTCAGGACGACCTAAAGATTATTGTATCCACAGACAAGGATTTTTATCAGTGCGTTTATACTTCTAATAAAGGTCAGACCATCGTTTATCGACCAAGAGAAAAAGGCAAGCGAGAGATTATCCGAGAAAAGGATCTGCTCGAAGCGCATGGTATTCACCCATCAAACTTCGTGATCGCTCGAACAATGGAAGGAGACAAATCAGATAACCTCCCAGGAGTTCCCGGAGTAGGACTTAAAACCGTCGCCAAAAGGTTTCCCTTCCTTAAGCAGAATAAAGAATATTATTTGCAAGATGTCTACGATGAGTGTGAGAAAAACCTTGGCAAAGCAAAAATATATGATACAATATTAGAGAACAGCGAGATCACAGATCTTAACTACCAGATGATGCAGCTTTCCGCACCTAATCTGTCTGCACAGGCAGGGCGAGAAATACAATCAAGAATCAAGCAAGAGCTTGGATTCAACAAGACTGCAATTACGGCATCGATGATTGCCGATGGCTTCGGTGGTATTAATTGGGATGATCTGTTCGCCACTTGTAGACGGTTCATGAATACACAGAAGAACCCCGCCACAAACACAAAGAGGACAACCAGCACATGCAAAAAGATTTAGCAACGTTCGCTCACTACGGCAAGTCATTTCAGGAGAAGCTCACAACCCTAATCCTTGATGACCGCCAATTTTCCGATCAAATCGGTGAGGTAATGGATGTTGGCTTTTTCGAGACAAAATATCTTCAGGTCTTTAACCGCAAAATATTTGAATATAAAGAGAGGTATGGAACTCACCCTACCAAGTCTATCGTAGAGACAATGCTCAGAACAGAGCTAGAAGATGAAAATGATCTTGTCAAGACTCAGGTTCGAGATTTCTTTGCCAGAACTTTTTCCGAAGAGTCACGACTTAAAGACGCAGACTATGTTAAAGAGAACGCTCTTGAGTTTTGTAAGAAGCAGAAGTTAAAAGAAGCAATGATCAAGAGTGTTGAGCTTCTTAAAGACAACTCCTTTGAGAAGATTAAGAGTACCCTCGACGATGCTCTAAAGCTGGGCACCGACACCGATTTCGGGTATGATTATCTTTTAGATTTTGATAAGAGATTCGAGATCAGGGCAAGAAACCCCGTAACCACGGGCTGGAAAGAAATCGATGGCATCACCCACGGCGGTCTTGGCAAGGGTGAACTTGGCGTCGTTGTTGCCCCCACTGGCGCAGGTAAGTCAATGGCTCTTGTCCACCTCGGTACGCAAGCCATCAAACAAGGCTGTAACGTTGTCCACTACACACTAGAACTTCAGGATACGGTCATCGGTAATCGCTATGATTCTTGTATTACTGGCTTTGGTCTTAACGCACTGCATGGTCTAAAAGACGAAATTTACGAAAAAATTAAAGATATGTCTGGCGGTCTTATAATTAAAGAGTACCCAACAAAGTCGGCATCGACACAAACTTTGAGAGCTCATTTGGAAAAGCTCCGCAAAAGAGAAGTTCCAA